CCTGATCATTCAATATACCTGTAATTGTGCCATCTTGATTCTGACCATCAGCGTCTATGACAGATATAAGTTGCCCAGTCTTATAATAGTGCTTTGCAGTCAGTAGTAGTTCAAAGTTTCCTGCAGATATTGTTTTGAAGTCTTTTACAACATGTTTTGTTGCAATATTTTCTAACCACTCACTATATCTAATGTCTTTCTTTTTGACACCAAATGATTTGACATTATACTCGCTTCCCTTTTGCTGTAAAACGCCAGATCCCTCAAATCCAACAATGGAATTTAATATTCTTAATCTAACTGGAAGATATAATTTACCATCTTCATATGATATAACATCATCCCCTTGATTTACAGTGGTTCCAACTGGCATAGTTCCCACGCCAGTAACATTCAAAAATTCAGTGAGAGTTTTATCAGTATATGCAAAAACTCTTTTTTCTATATCGAGAGATGATGATTTTGCAAATCCAACAGTTGAATCTACGGTTATAACAGAAGAACCCCCTACATGTTGACTTGTAAGATTAGTTCTTACAGAAGGTAAGAATTTACCTTCAATAGTATCTGAAGATAATCGTATCTTATAATAAGTTTTATTTTGAATAACTATATTTTCAACATCATAGACAGATGCTAATGCATAATCGCCCTGTGATATAGATTGAGACTTAATCTTTTTTGGATCTCCGCTTATAACTTCTGCAATCAATACATCATTTACAGTATATTCTGCATCCGATGGTTTGAAGAGAAATTCTTGCGGTTTGACCATATCAACCGCTTCATTGTACAAAGTTCCAAAAAGTATCTTAAAACCTTCCTCTGTTCCCTTAGTGCTGTAAAAATCTCGTGCCTGTTTTAGGAAAAGACGATTATCTAGATCACCTGTAAAGTTACGATTAACAAAACCGGGTGCAATCTGACTTTTTACCTTCTTAAAAAATTTATCTAAGAATAAATTACTTAGATTTGTAACTTGTGATCTACTAGCATGTGTTGAAACTCCTGATTGAGTAAATGTCAAATACTCTGGAGCATTCGTTTTCTGATTATTCTCAATACCACTGAATCCTCTAACACATCCTGTAAATGATGTAGAACCAATACCTGTGTATGTTATTATCTCATTGTCAATTTTCAAAAGTCCGTATGATGACGGCCATCCTTTTGTCGAATCAACGTATATAGTTTTAGTAAGTGGAGGAATATATCTTGACGCAGAAGTAAATCCAGTCAGATTATCGCTGTTCAAAAAATCAAGACTTTTATACTCATTCAAATTCTCAGCAATATCAACTGGACCACCCTGAAACTCTTGTGATATGTAATATTGCTTTAAAAATTCTCCAAGTAAAGGATTGTCAGATTCTATTGCTTCAGGTATCTGACTTTCTATTACTTCATGTATTTTGACTCTGGATAATGAGGTTTCTATCATTAGTATCCGCTACTGCTGCTTGACGATGATGATGATGATGATGTTGTGGTAGAAGAAGTATTCACAGGGTTAGTGAAAGTGAGAGTATCACTAATCTGTACACTATTTACCGAGTGAACAGAACCGGTCATTTTAGTTCCGTCACTCATAGTATGAAATGGACCATAATAAGATTGACCATTGACATAACCAACTAATTCACCAGTTGATGAACTTGAAACAATGGCACCTCTTACCTTATTACCATTACTATAACTTGATTGAACGTCAAATCTCGTTCCAGAGAGATTCGCTCCTGATGATATCAAATCTTGCCTCATAGTAAAGTTGCTCTTATCACTGCTGAGTTGTAAATATAACTCTTTTCTTCCTAGAACGTCATTTGATAATGGCACTGCCTGTATTTCAATAATATTCTCTGGTAAGAGTGTAGAAGTTATATTCACTGTGTTTATAATTATTTCACCCTTTGTATAATCAACTGTACCAAAGTTTGTTGACACTATTTCAACATCTACATCATCTGTGATTTTGAATAGGAACAAATTACCTATATCTGAATCCGGAACCACTTTATCTGCCATGTAGACCGTTCCATCGACCCCTGATACACTGAATCCTGTACTCTTAATATTGTAAGAGTCTAATTCATGATAAAATTGATTGTCAAAGCACAACTCATACTGTGTGAAGACGTTGATCAATGATTTTAAGTTTCTTCTAATCAGTATATTAGTGATATTGGATGTTATAGCATCATCTACTGAATCTAAAACTGATAAAAGTTTTGAATATTTGAACCTACCACCAAATTTATTTAAGTCTCCTTGCTTTCCAAATTCTGAAACAGATTTTATAACATCTGCTTTTAGATTATCAGGAGCACCAATAAAGTTTGTATTATAATAAACATAACTATCTAATTCAATATATAAGAATTTGAGATCAACAATAGATGGAACAATACCCGCTATTGAATAACTCTTCAGAGATTTTAATATCGAAGTTTTTGTAGAATCTGGTAAGAAATTACCGTTTCTTGGTTTTGCTGCGATAAAGACACGACCATATTGAGGTGGATTGAGATCTTCTCCGCCATATGCACTCACTGATTCTATATTTGGATATATTGAAGGTAATAATGCCTCATAATCTGTAGCAGTAACCGCACGATTTTGTGCTGCAAATCTTCTAGGAGCGTAATTTCTAATACTTTCAATACTTTCAATATCATCTCCACCCTCTGATGCCCTCAATGTGCGGAGATCTACTTCAAAATTATTGACATCTGCTCCATTATCGTCCTTTATAGTGCCTGCAAAATTAAACCTCTTTACACCATTACCAGTCGGACCATCTGTAACGATATAAGATGCGGTTACGACATTACCCGTTTCTAACTTTTTACCAAAGATACCGTCACCAAATATGAGTTCATACTTTTCATCTGTGGTTTCTTGTGTCAAGTATATATTCGAGTTTCCATCAACACCAACAATGTTGTCTACAGACTTGAAATTAGTTACGGTTGTATCAGATGCAGAGTTCTGAACTTTGACATTTAAAGTAGATAAATCAATACTGTTGTTAGGTAAAATATAAGTTTGATTAGGTTGTGATAGATCTACTACCCATTTCTTCTCAAGATATTGTCCTTGATGAATTAAAGCAGCACCAGTTGCGTTTCCATTATTTGCAGGGACGGTTACTTTTTCTGCTAGTGAAAATAAGAAGTTTGTCTGATTAAATCCTCCATTTGCAAAAATACCCGGTTGAATGGATACAGAGGAAGATGTTGAAGTAATACCTGATAAGTTGAATCTAACAATACCAACTGCTGCACGTTTTGATCTAGGTACGTATCCAATATTTCTTGCTAATGATACAACATTCTCTCTTAATGTTGCCGAGTCAATAAATGACTCATTAGCAACCATATTGGTATTGTATGCTGTAATATATGAATTATATGCTAATGTATTGAGAAGTATTGAAAAATTTGATCCTTCAAAATCAAAATCTGAGAATTTTGAGTTTTCTCTCAAATAATTTTTTATAGAGGTCTTGATGTCCTCAAAGTTTAGATTTGTAAATTGTGTAAGAGCCATTATAGTCTAGTGGGTTCTAGAATGAAGTCTATTGTTTGCTGTGGTAAAGGCAAACCTATGATATCGTATAAAATCTCAACATTTAAACTATTTTCGTCTGGAATGGGAGAAACATCAACACTTTTCAAATTAACTCTGGGTTCAAAGTTTGTTATAACAGTTTCAATTTCACTTACAAGAGGATCAATCAAATCATCAGTTGCTAATTCAAATAATGATCCTGTAATTCTTGTGCCTATATCATCTCTAAAAAATACTTCTCCAATTCTTATTCTCACAAGATTTTGTACCGCACGTTTGATAGCATCTGCATCTCTTAGCGTTACTATATCATTTGTGATTGGATGTTTCTGAAATGATAGTGAAATATCTTGGAAACCTCTAGATCTTTTTTGGACAGGCACTTTTTATACAATACTCGTGTATTTAGTGCTATTTAGACAGTTTCTACGAGTTATCTTTCATCCGATTGATGCTGCTCATTAAAATGGTGATAATATTGATCATCTATGTCTGCCATGACTTCTCTATCCTTTGCAGTTTTCCAGAA